CTAGCGGAAATTGTCAATTCCATGTCGGAACCCCGCTGAAATCAATCGAAGAAAATCTGACTAAGGAGGCAGAAGTGTGGAATTGAACATCAACAAAGAAAGCACACAGCAGGGAATCTTGTCCCAACTGCAAAAAATCTCGACCACAACAGACAAATTGCTGGACGCGAAATATATGTCCATGCTGGACGGAACCCCGGACAATTACAAAAAAGTCATGTTTCAATGGTTCCGGGCCAGGGGCTGTGAGGGCATGGAGGACGTTTCTTCCCTCTGCGACCGCTGGTACACCATCACCCGGCAGGGCTGGACCGGCGGTGTGCTGTTTGCCAATCCAGACGAGAGTAGCGTAAGCACCGGTGAGCGGACGGGCGATAACGTCGGGATGACCTGTGAGCCGTCCACCAACACGACAGCGGGACAGGACGATTACGCCGGGAATCCGCTGTTTGTGCCGCTGGACTGCAATGTCTATCTGGATGACGACGGCAAGCCCCATGTGACGGCCATTGACGGCATTTGTGGAGACTTCGACCGCTACGATACCGCGAAAATCGTGGCCGTCCTCCAAATGGCCCCGTGGTGCAAGTACACCGAGAACACAGATGGGTCCTACGAGTACAGCGTGACGGATGCCATTGGCAAACCCGGATACTACCCGTGGCCCGATGCGGTGGAACTGGCGGACAACAGCGTCCGCACTTGGGTGGTCCACGCCAAATATGTATTTGATGATAGTTGGGGGAGTTGCTCCGGCCAACCCGCGCGGGTTTGGGGCGTGAGCCACAACAGCCAAATTACGGGCGTGCGCTCCGCTTGGGGTAGCCGTTACTGCGGAAAAACCACGGCGGACGACGCTTGGGTAAAATGGATGGCGTACATCAAATACGCCTCCCTGACACTGGACGGCATCATGAATGGGTGCTTGAGTTACTACAATAACGCGTTGCGTCCAGCAGTTGCGGAAACAGGTGTGGAGCGCGTGCTAGTGACTACCGCTCAAGGTGCTAATCTGCTGGTCGGCTCCACTGTATGCTTGGGAACCGCTGCTTATACATCAAAATCCGTGCAATGCTCCGTGGTGGACCGAAAGAAAATTATCGGAAAAGAAACGGTCGTTGTGGATGGGATAACTTACACGGCTATCAACATCGACAGCGGCGGCACGACCTTTGATACCGACACGAGCCTGTATCTTACTACCATGCAGTGGTACACAGGTTCCACCGACGATGTTTTGGGAAACGATGGAAGTCCTTACTCTAACACCAGCACAAAAGAGCCGTACAAAATCCAAGGGATTGAGCAAATCGTTGGATGCTACGAAGTATTTGGTGACGTGATTTTGAAGTACGCTCAAGATGAAAACGACGTTTGGCGGCAATGGCCGTCTGTTTGCCGGGACGCAACTAACATCGCCACAAGTATCACCGCTAACTACACGACAGCCAATTATGGTTACCCATGCCTAGAAACGAGCGGTTGGACATACTCCAAAAAACTGGGCCACGATGACAGCATGCCAGAATGTATGCTACCGTCCGTCAGCGGTGGCGGCTCGTCCGCGTTTACGAGAGATGGATATTATATTGAAAAAGCCGGGACGACGGGACTTCGCGGGTGGCTTTCCTTTGGCAGCCTGAGTCGCGGGCTGGCGTATGGTGGCCTCTCGTGCGTGGTCGGCTTCATCGGGCTGGCGTACGCGAACTGGAACCTCGGCGGTCGGCTTTCTATCACCGGAAATAGGGGTGAATGGTCTGCGTAGCAGACCAGAGGGGGTGTCCCCCTAAAAATTAAATTGGGATTTGTGGTGCAAATCGCTGGGTGTCCTGCGTCCTCTTACGCGAGTGGCATTCCTTTGGCAACCTGAGTAACGGGCTGACGAATGGTGGCCTCTCTTGCGTGAACGGCAACAACGGGCTGACGAACGCGAACTGGAACATCGGCGGTCGGATTTTTGAAAAATAGACCCAATAGCAACACAACGCACCACATTTCGCACGCTGCGGCGAATATGGGTCGAACCGGCACCGGGCAGTGACAAGAAAATCACTGCCTGGGTCCGTGGAGAAAAGTCCATGGGCGGGGCTAGTAGAAAAACCGAAAGTCCCTGAGATTCAAAAAGAAATTTTAGTCGGAGGGAAAATGAAAACTTATTGTAAAAACGTAGACCCAACCGACATTAAAACTATTGAGCCGTTTGTTTGGAGCGCACTAAATGGGAAACTAAAACGGCGGGACTACTCTGGATTTGTGGCAGAATATTGTGAATTTTCTGCCGAGCAAATCCGAAAGATGGCCCGCGAACACACGTTTTGTGACGGCAAAGCTGGTGCCCACAAGCTGGAAAACGCAATAAAAGCAATATGCCTTGATATAATCGAAAGAATTAAAAACCGAAGTCTTGACCTACCTCCCGTCCACTACCATGAGCGTGTGGACGGGATGAACGGAAAAGTGCGAAAAATCGGCATTGAGCCAATTATCCAGCAGGTGATTGAGCATGTTGCAGACGGTTGTCTTTCCGAACTATGGAAGAAAAAATTTTGTTATTATCAATTTGCTAGTATCAAAGGAAAAGGGCAATTAAAAGGCGCAAAAGCAATCCAAAAATGGACCACTGAGGCAATAGAAAAGCCTGCATTTGGCAAGTCTACAAAGTATGCAAAGTATTTTGTAAAAGTCGATATCAAGCAATGCTACGCCTCAATTAAAAAAGAGGTAGTTATGGACTTGCTACGGCGGGATATCGGCAAAAATAAAGTGTTGCTTTGGCTGGTGGATGCAATTTTAGACCACCACGGCGACGGCCTGATTATTGGCAGTCCGCTTAGCAAATCGCTTTGTAATTATCTCCTATCCTATGGCTATCGCTATGTAATGGGCTTGGGAAAAGTTAGGCGTGGAAAAAGAATCCGGCTGGTGTCCCACGCTTTGTTTTGGATGGACGATATCTTGCTCATGGGTCCAGACCGTCGTAACATCCTAATGGCCGCTCGGAAATTGAACTGTTATTTATCGGCTAAATTTGGGTTAGCCATAAAACCAAATTGGCACGTCAAAAATCATGACTTAGAGCCAATTGACATGATGGGATTTGTGGTTTACGGCAACGGAAAATTTAAAATCCGAAAGAAAATCTTTATCCGCGCTCGTCGAGCCTTTGTGAAAACCGCCCGACAAAAAGAAATTACAGTCAAAGCGGCAATGCGCGGGTCTGCTTATTATGGGTATTTTAAGCATTGCCATATAAAAAGTTGTATTTTTCTGGCAGATGGAACGAAAATCGACATTGAAATGCTCAAAAAACAAATGTCTAAAGTCATAAGTGATAAAACCAAGGAGGAAAAATTATGTTAAACTCGACAAGCTTTGAACGGGAACCAGATACAATCCTCATCGAGCATAGAAAAACCGGAATCAGCGACATTTGGTTGCGCAAAAATGTGACCGCGCCGACCAGCGAGGAAGAGTCTTGGGCGGCAGAAGAAGCGTACATGCAGATTGCAACGGAGGATTGCCCCACGCAGGACGATATTTTAGCCGACTTTGACGGCTGGTTTGCGTATGCGGCAGAGTGGAAGCTCGAAAAAAAGAAAACCATTGCACAAATGCAAGCAGACATTGAGTACATTGCATCCATGTGTGGAATTGATTTGGGGTGACAATATGCACAGCAAAAATTATGGGAAGATAAGCGGCTACTACCGGAATGGACTTTGGGACATTAAAAAAGTTTGGAGCGTGGTCGGCAAACCGTTTGGAATTACGGAATTGGAATATCGGCAAATTACAGGGCTTGTGTACGAGAAATGAAAGGAGCGGCTATGAACACAGAGGACATCACCGCAAAACTGGCGGAACTGGAAGCACGGGAAAAATCTAACGGACATCGCATTGACGCGGTGGAAAAACGGCAAGACGACTTGGACGCGCTGGTGTCCTCTGTGGCACGGCTGTCCACGGAGCAGGAACACATTCAGACGGATGTGAAAGAAATTAAAGCGGACGTAAAGCTGCTGACCGAAAAGCCGGGAAAACGCTGGGATGGCGTGGTGGACAAGCTCCTTTTGGTGCTTGTCACGGCAGTGGCGGCGTACTTTCTGGCGAAATTCGGGATGTGAAGGGAGGTGAAATTATGGATTTTGGAATCGTGAGTGTAGCGGCAATTACTGTCATTTGCTATCTGCTGGCGCAAGGACTCAAAGCGACTACTTTGGATAACAAATGGCTGCCGGTGCTGTGCGGGATTCTGGGCGGGGTACTGGGCGTTGTGGCCCTGTACACCAATCTGCCCGACTTCCCCGCCGCAGACCCCTTGACCGCTATTGCGGTGGGCATTGTGTCTGGGCTGGCGGCGACCGGGGCAAACCAAATCGTCAAACAATTAACTGAAAATTAACAGAAAGAGGGAAAAATCATGAACGCGAATTACATTTACGACATTTTTGAAGTCACCAAGGAAAAGAATGCCCACGATTTGACAGTGGGGCTGGCGATGCTGGAAAAGGGCAAGCCCCTTCCCGACGGCACGACTCACAAGGAAATTCGGGAATTTGTGGCCTGTCACTATGATGAGCTGGTGGCAGCTTACCGCAAGCACGACCGTCAGGCATTTGCGGACGT